CTATCGGCAGATATGTTGCACAAAGGGCGGGTATCGGTATCAACGCAGGCAGAATCCGTGGCATCAACAGTAAAATCCGAGGTGGAGAAGTTCAGCATACTGGCGTTGTTCCGTTTCTCAAAAAATTTGAATCGACTGTCAGATGCTGCACTCAAAACGGCATCAGAGGTGGATCAGCTACGGTCCACTTTCCAATCTGGCACCAAGAAATAGAAGACATCATCGTTCTGAAGAACAACAAGGGTACGGAGGACAACCGTGTCAGAAAACTTGACTATTCAATCCAGATTTCAAAGATTTTCTACGAACGTTTCATCCAGGATGGAGAGATTAGCCTCTTCTCACCGCATGACGTACCAGGTTTGTATGATGCTTTTGGCACTGATAAGTTTGACGACTTATATGTGGGTTATGAACGAGACGAATCTGTTCCTAGAAAAACTATCGGGGCACAGAAATTAATCCTTGATCTACTTAAAGAGAGAGCAGAGACTGGTCGTTTGTATATTATGAACATCGACCACTGCAACACTCATTCATCTTTTAAAGATAAGGTGAATATGAGCAATTTGTGTCAAGAGATTACTCTTCCAACATATCCACTCAGTCATATTGATGATCATCTGGGTGAGATTGCTCTTTGTATCTTGTCTGCAATCAATGTGGGTAAAGTCAATGGTGATGCAGAATTAGAGGACCTCTGTGACCTCTCTGTGCGCTCTCTAGACGAATTGATAGACTATCAGGACTATCCAGTTCTAGCAGCAGAAACTGCAACCAAGGCACGTCGTTCTCTTGGTATTGGATTTATTGGTCTAGCACATTATCTTGCTAAACTTGGATATAGTTATGAGTCTCAAGAGGCATGGAACGCTGTTCACGGACTCTCTGAGGCGTTTCAATTCTACCTTCTGAAAGCATCTAATCGACTTGCTAAAGAGAAAGGACATTGCGAATACTTTGGTCGTACCAAATATGCCGATGGTATTCTTCCCATTGATACATACAAGAAGGATGTAGATGAAATTACTACGGAGGAACTAACTCATGATTGGGAGGGTCTTAGAAAGTCCATTTTGGAATCTGGACTCCGACACAGCACTCTGTCCGCACAGATGCCTTCGGAGAGCAGTTCCGTTGTGTCAAATGCAACAAATGGAATCGAACCTCCTAGAGACTACTTGTCCGTTAAGAAGAGTAAGAAAGGACCCCTTAAGCAGGTTGTTCCGTCTTATTCAACACTGAAGAATAATTATACTCTTCTGTGGGATATGGAAAATAACGGAGGATATGTTAAAGTGGTAGCAGTGATGCAAAAATTCTTTGATCAAGCAATCTCTGGTAACTGGTCGTATAATCCAGAACATTTTGACGACAACGAAGTCCCTGTTTCTGTAATGGCAAATGATCTTTTGACTACATATAAGTATGGTTGGAAGACTTCTTATTATCAAAATACAAATGATCTCAAGAGTGATGAGGTTGAAGAGGAGAAGTCTGATTTAAATAATCTATTAACCGAACTAGAACAAGCCGAGGAGGGAGAGTGTGAATCCTGTGCAGTTTAAGGTATCGTCAGTGGAAGATGTGAAAACTAATGTTAAAGGCATGACTGTCTTTAACACTGAACAAGTAAATACCAAGAAGCAACCGATGTTTTTCGGTAAACCTCTTGGTATTCAGAGATATGATTCCTACAAATATCCAATTTTTGATAAACTTACCACACAGCAATTAGGATACTTCTGGAGACCTGAAGAGGTTTCTTTGCAGAAGGATCGTGGTGACTATCAATTATTACGTCCAGAACAAAAACACATCTATACTTCTAACCTAAAGTATCAGATCATGCTTGATTCTATTCAGGGTCGTGGTCCTGGTATGGCATTTATTCCTTACTGCTCCTTACCTGAACTGGAAGCATGCATGGAGGTCTGGGGGTTCATGGAGATGATCCATAGTCGCTCCTATACCTACATCATCAAGAATGTCTATGCAGATCCATCAGAGGTCTTTGATAAGATTGTCACCGATGAACGCATTCTAGAACGTGCTGCAAGCGTCACAGAGGGGTATGACAACTTCATACAAGGTGCTCACCAATATGACAATGGTATGATGTGGGAACTTGCAGCAGAGGGTCATTATGCTGGTTCTATTGAGCGTCGTGAATTGAAGCGTAAACTTTATAGAGCAGTTGCTAATGTCAACATCCTTGAAGGAATTCGGTTTTATGTTTCTTTTGCTTGCAGCTTTGCTTTTGGTGAACTTAAACTCATGGAAGGTTCAGCAAAAATTATCTCCCTTATTGCTAGAGATGAGAATCAACACCTCGCTATCACCCAAAACATTTTAAACAAATGGAAAAGAGGTGATGATCCCGAGATGAAACAGATTATGAAAGAGGAGGAAGAATGGACTTATAAGGCATTTGATAATGCTGTAAATGAAGAGAAGCGTTGGGCAGACTATCTCTTCAGAGACGGATCCATGATTGGTTTGAATGACAAACTCTTACAACAGTATGTTGAATGGATTGCCAACCGTCGTCTCAAAGGCGTTGGTTTAAAACCAGTTTATGATATTGCAGCATCTGCTAATCCACTGCCCTGGACACAACACTGGATTTCTTCTAAGGGTCTTCAGGTTGCACCACAAGAAACAGAGGTTGAGTCCTATGTTGTCGGTGGTATCAAACAAGACGTTAAAAAGGACACATTCAGCGGATTTAAACTCTAAAATGCCAAGGAATATTATGACTAAAAGTGAGATCAAAGCAAAAGTAGAAAAACTTTATCACCAGGTTGATAAAGAACCGTCAAAAGTGTGGCAAGGGGAGAAGGACCTTGCCCATAAATATTTGCGGCGAGTTTTAGATATCATTGACGAATATCGAGATTGATTATGATAACCCCTGGATGTTTAAGGGAACCGCTTTTTTATCTGAGGATATTGGCGATCTCTTCGGTTTTGTCTACCTCATTACTAATATCCAAAACGGTCGGAAGTATATTGGTAGAAAATACTTCTGGAAGTTCCGAACACCAAAAGGAAAAAAACGAAAAGTAAAATCCGAATCTGATTGGAAAAAGTATTATGGGTCTTGTCCAGAACTTAAAAAAGACATTGAACAATTTGGGAGACAAAATTTTAACAGAGTTATCTTGTCAGTACATAAGACACCTGGCAAAACAAACTTTGAAGAAACAAGACAACTCTTCATTAACGGGGTTCTCACCGAATCCATTGACAAAGGAGTGCCAAAGTTCTACAATAGCAACATCCTTAACAGGTACTTCCGAAAAGATTATTATGAAGGAGACATCTGATATTGTTAGTCACATTCGTAAATGGGCACTTAACAGAATTGATGAGTATGATCAACTGTCTGTAGATAGAATCTACGATAAACTAGCAGTTATTGATGAGTATTATGAGTGGATTACACCTCAAGATCAAGAAATAGAAGTAATTACACTTGACGAAATCTCAGAAGACCAGTATGATGATTTTGTTGATTATATGAACGATGGAATAGAGCGGGCATAGTCAACTGCGGTGACCTCCTTGGTAGTTCAGGGTTAGCGGCGACAGGAACTACCACCCGACTCAGTAGCTCAGATGGATAGAGCAACTGCCTTCTAAGCAGTCGGTCATAGGTTCGAGTCCTATCTGAGTCGCTGGGCATTGAGAGAGACCACCACCACCTCCTCTCTCATGTAAGGCCCACTATGCGGAGTTAGTTCAGCGGTAGAACGCTATCCTTCCAAGTTAGATGTCGTCGGTTCGATTCCGATACTCCGCTTGTCCTTTTTCTGTTATGGATCCAGTTAAAATCTTACTTCTACTATCTGAACTAGAAGGAAGTTCTGCTCACCTGGGTAACTTAGGTTTTGATGAGGACAAAGAAGTTCTTAATGAAATGAAGGGTAGGTATTACAAACTATACTTCAAACTATGTAAAGAACAAGGGAGAAATCCCTACGGATAACCTAATCGCTTGCTTAGCTCAGCGGTAGAGCATCTCGTTTACACCGAGGCGGTCGGCGGTTCGATCCCGTCAGCAAGCATTTCCACCAAGGAGGAACATGAACCATGATTACTGTAAGATGCAAAGATTGTGGAAAAGAATTAATTAGCGCAAGTAAAACTCAATTCTGTGGTTGTCCCAACCAGATGAGTATTGTGGACAATAAAATAGGTGCCAAAGACATGGATAAGATTGTCATGGTTACTAATAATTTGGAGAGGAAGATTGATAGTCATTTCTCTAGAAGTGAACTTCTCTACCAAGAAGAAAGAAGAAAGCGTAAGGTAAAGAGACTTGATTTTGAGGTTCGATAGTTATGTTGAACTTAACACACTTGACAAAAATGTATCACTGCCTAACATAACTAATGTTGTAGTATAGGAAAGGACAATGCATCCCGACGATCTCTCAAACTGGGTGAAAATTAAAGAGACATTTGAAAAAAACGGAACTACGGATAACTTTTACTATGTTAGAGCATGTGCTATAGTGAATGGAGAACCCGATCCCGTTGATTTAAAAATTAATGTCTCACAGGATGAATGAGATCAAACCAGAACACTGTTATACCAAACAGGAGGTTGATAGACTGATAGAAAAAGCGATTGAAGATGCAATCCGAAAACACAATAGAAATGCTTCATTGATTAGCATGTGTTTAGGTATCATCTTCATCGCTTTATTTGCTGAAGGTTTCTTCAGAGTAATTGGTATGATCCCACCGTTTATGGGAATTGATGTCAGTCTTATCAAAGATATTGTTGAAAAAGTAAGGGAAGCACTATGAGCACTTTGTTTGTATTTGCTTTCATAGTATTGATTATTACAGGAATGCAGTTAACATGGCCTGGAAGATTTAGGAATTAAAACGAGACGCGATGAAAGTAGGATTAATCGGATTGGGTAGAATGGGCGAGGGTATGTCTCGCCGCATGTTGAAGGCAGGTATTGAAGTCTGGGGTTATAGAAGAAACTACAAAAAAGCAGAGGAAGCATTTGAGAAAGGTTATGTTAGTGGAGTATCCACTGATCTTGAAAACCTTGTTAAAATAGTAAAATCTACAAAATCTATTTACGGAGAAAAATCTGGAGAAACCGTTTATATTAAAACTCCAGGTATTTTTCAACTAGTCATCCCTGCAGAATTAGTTGAGGACACACTAAATGAGTTACTACCATTACTTGGCGACGGAGACATTATTATTGATCATGGCAATAGCAACTTTAAGGACTCTCGCAGGAGAGCAGAAAGGCTTGCTAAGTTGGGTATCCAATTTATTGACTGTGGCACTAGCGGTGGTGTTTACGGTTTGGAGCGTGGATACTGTCTTATGGTTGGTGGTGCAGATTACGCAGTATCTACCTGCGCCCCTATTTTCAGGGCACTGGCACCTGGCATTGCCTCTGCCCCCCGCACAGATCCATACACAAATGCAACCAGTGCTGAGTATGGTTGGTTACACTGTGGTGGACCAGGTGCAGGACACTTTGTTAAAATGGTTCATAATGGTGTAGAATATGGAATCATGCAAGCGTATGCCGAAGGGTTTAACATTTTACATCATGGTAACCTTGGTTCCAAATATGTTAAGGAAGGGGATGCTGAGGTTGCTCCGATGGAAAATCCGGCAGACTATCAGTATGATAT